TGCGACGAATGGCAGAACGACTTTCGCCTTTAGAGCTCAAGCCGGATTGGCGGCAGATGTTACAGACGCGACAGTGGCCGCAAACTTGATCGCCAATGGATATAACTTCTATGGCGCTTACGCGACGGCTAATCAGCAATTCGTCTTTATGCAGGACGGCTCGGTATCTGGTCCATTCAACTGGATGGATAGTTATATCAACCAGATCAAATTAACGCGTCCTTTCAGCAGTCGCTAATGAACCTGTTGAAGAATGTCAATTCGATCCCATACAATACCGCTGGCAACACGATGATTGAGTCAGCACTATCCGATGATATCCAGGAAGGTCTTAACTTCGGAACGATCCGCGCTGGTGTTGCTCCATCCTCGGATGAGGCAGTATCGGTTAATGCTGCCGCTGGTGTTAAGATCGATGGAACGCTAGCGACGCGCGGCTGGTACTTGCAAGTGCTTACGCCCTCCGCCGTAATACGTCAGCAACGCGGCACTCCGGAATGTAACTTCTGGTATATGGATGGGCAATCAGTGCAGCGGATTACGCTTTCATCAACTAACATTCAATAAGGAGAGCGCGCGATGCCCACTGGGAATCTCACCGCAGCTAATGCTGTCATTCAACTCTTCATTCCTGACGTTTTCCCTGCGCCGCAACAACTTCAGGGATTTTCAGCGGATGATATCTTCGATACCGATAGCCAACAGGCTGTTCAAACGGCGATGGGTGTCGATGGACAGTTGTCGGCCGGCTTTGTCTTTGTCGAGACGGTTCAGACCTTCACATTGCAAGCTGATAGTGATTCCAACGCCGTCTTCGATGCCTGGCGCGATGCCGAAAAGGCTCAGCTCACGGTCTTTCCAGCTTCCGCGATTATCTCGTTGACAGCCATCGGCCGAAAGTATCAGATGACGCGAGGTTTTCTCACTGGCTATAAGCCGGTGCCCGGAGCCGGAAAAATCCTGAAGCCGCGTGCGTTCCAAATTACTTGGAACAAGAGTGATGGGGCGCCAAGCTAATGCGCAAGGAAGTTGATTTCATCGCGACTTATGGCCGCGATGCAGAAAGCCATAGCAAGTTCAAGATCACCGAGATGTCAGCAATCGATGCATTCGATTGGGGCACTAAGGCGCTTCTTGCAATGGCGAAGTCCGGAGTTGAAATTCCGTCTGACATCATCTCTCAGGGAATGGCAGGCGTCGCTGCAGTTATTGTCCGGACGGTCGGCGGGCTGGAGTTTATCTCGGTCAAGGACCTTCGCCAGCAACTTCTCGATTGCGTCCAGATTTACGTCAATCCGGATGGCAATGCAATTCAGACGCGGAAGCTTGTGGGACAGAATGATATTCAGGAGCCTTACACGATCTATCAGCTTTTAATTGCAGTGCTGGAACTTCATCTGGGTTTTTCTATCGCCGAAAGTCTCTCAAAATTGACGAGTCAGACGACGCTTTCGGCGGACAATTCACGGAATACATGAATATTGCCGCGCCTGTCGGTGCGGTGATTTCTTCGCGGCTTGCAACGAAGTATGAGCTGGCGACGGTATACGGCACTGAAGACCTGCAAGACTTCCTGGAAATCCTTTCCGTGGATGCTCACAACCAAAGAGTGATTAATAAGATTAATGCCGACCGTCATTGACACTCTTGTAGTCGAGCTTGGCCTCGATCCTGCGAAATTCACCAAAGGGCAGAAGGAGGCTATTGGCAAATTTGTAGAGACGAAGACTGCTGCGGCAAAGGTTAGTACCGAGATTGAAGCTTCTTCAAAGAAGAGTGCTGAATTTCTTGGAGTGCTTCAAACTCGTCTTTTGGGTGTCGCCGGTGTCGTTGTTGGATTAGCTGGAGCCACTGGTCTCGGTTCGCTTTTTCAACAGATGATAAAACAAGACGCTGCTACGCAACGTCTTTCTTATACGCTTGAAACTTCCGTAACTACGCTGGACAAATGGCGCAATGCGGCTTATCTTGCGGGTGGTTCCAGTGAAGGCACCACAGCTTTTATTCAACATCTCACTAGTGAATTTCAAAAATTTGCAATCACTGGTGAAAGTAGTGTTGTACCTTATTTTCGCGGCCTTGGCGTTCAGATCGCGGACGCTGCTGGAAAGATGCGTCCTTTTGATGACATCATGCGCGATCTTGCTGATAAGGTTTCGAAGCTTAGTCCGGCGCAAGGCGCGGAATGGCTTCGCTCGATAGGCGCGGATGCTGGCACTATTAATCTTCTTATCAAAGGCGGCGATGAGCTTAACCGTTATCTCTCGATAGCCGAGAAATTCGGCAATCTGACAGCTAAGCAAGCGGCGGATGCGAAGCGGCTCGATGAGTCGTATCGTTCGCTGAATGTTGCGCTTACAGAGTGGGGACGGACGCTAGAAGGTCTAGTCACAGGACCATTGACGAAATTCATGGACTTTATGTCCAAGGCGATTTCCGAGCGTGACAAGAATATTAATGATAAATCACTTTTTGGAAGAGCATTGAACTCACTTGGCCTTCTTCATCCGGATAAATCCGCCGATATTGCCAGTACGAGTGGCGCTGGTGGCGCATTCGCGACACAATCCGATAAAGAAGCCTTCATCCGCTCAGAGGCGGCGAAACGAGGCATTAATCCTGATATCGCGATGGCTGTTGCGAAAAGTGAAGGATTTAACAGCTATGTCGGCGACCAAGGGACTTCCTTCGGAGCCTTTCAGCTTCATTACAAGAATAGCATCCCAGGCCTTAGCAACAGCGGCTTAGGTGATACATTTACAGGCAAGACAGGCTTGGATGCGCGCAATCCGAATACGGAGAAAGAGCAAATTCAATTTGCGCTGGATCAAGCTGCGAAAACGGGTTGGGGTGATTGGCACGGCTGGAAAGGATCGCAATGGGCTGGCATCAATCGAGGCGGTGGCGGAAACTCTACGACCAATTCGAGCGATGTTAAGATAGACAATATCAATATCTATCCGCCTAGTGGTGACCCTGATGCCATTGCGAAAGGCATTAAGCCGGCCATTGAAAAGTCAGGGCTTTCGTATCAAGGCCAGGCGGGACAACAGTAATGTCTCTTTTTGGCCTTCCCTCCCTTCCTCCATCAGTCAACCTGATAACCGATATTGTTTTTGCAGTTGCCGATGCCGTCGGCATCTTTTCTATCTTCTCTTCCAATCAATGGGGAATATTTCAGGATGGAGAAATGGTGCTTAATCCGGACAACATTATCTCCGTTGCCTATAAGCAAGATTGGACAATGGCAGATTTCAACATTGAGGAAGGTGGCTTCGATACCTATGACAAGGTTGACACGCCTTTCACCAATCGTGTTCGTATGTCGTCAGGAGGATCGCAAGCCAATCGTCAAGCGCTGTTAGACGAGATAGATGCCATTGCTGGCAATCTTGAATTGTATGACGTTGTGACGCCCGAAAGGGTTTGGTCGAATGTCAATTTTCAAGGATATGAGCTTGTTCGGACGTCGAGCAATGGAGCAGGCATGATCATCATTGATATTGTCTTGAATGAAATCCGGGAGGATGCCGGAACTACCTTCACGAATACGAAATCACCAACGGCGACTTCTCCGAAGGATAATGGAACGGTTCAAAGCAGCTCTTCATCATCTTCTCTAACTGACTTTGGACCAGTTCAGTAATGCAAGTCGTTCCGGTCAGGGCTGTCCCGAAACAAATCATATCAGTTCAATTGGGCAATCAGAATGTCGAGTTGAATATCTATCAGACATTGTATGGGTTGTTTATGGACGTTTCCGTTAACAATGCGCTCATCATCGGTGGTGTCGTTTGTCAAAATCTTAATCGCATTGTGCGAAATGCTTATCTCGGCTTTACGGGTGATTTTGTTTGGGTCGATACAACGCGATCTGAGCTTGATCCTATCTACACTGGATTAGGGACGACGTTCATTTTGCGATACCTGGAAAGTGCTGATATCCAAACTTTAGGACTTCCCACGTGAGTTTCGAGAAGCGCGCCATTAATGTCAACTTTCAGCTCGGTGAAGGCGACATGGGCAAGAGCACCGGAAATGCGAATGGTGAAACTCTTAAGAGCTTACGGATATCCGCGCGTATCATAAAGGCTGGTGGCCCGTCGATGGGCACAGCGCAATTGCAGATATGGGGAATGACGCGAGACCAGATGAACCGCTATTCGACGCTCGGCCAGCGTCCGACGACGGTGCGAAAGAACCAGATAACCGTGGATGCGGGTGTTGATGACGGCCAAGGCGGCGGAGTTATGTCCACTGTCTTCATTGGCAATATCACCAATGCTTGGTTTGATGGTTCATCTCCCGCGCGTCCAGTATTTCAGGTCTTAGCGCATGTCGGAGGATTTGACGCCGTCAATCCTGTTGCGCCAACGTCCTACAAGGGAAGTGTAGACGTTGCCACGATCCTTTCTGGCCTCGCCACAAAGATGGGCAAGACATTCGAGAACAATGGCGTGTCGGTTCAGATTTCCAATCCCTATTTCGCTGGTTCCGCGCGTGAACAGGCTCTGGCTGCTGTCCGAGCCGCCGGCATCAACTGGAATGGGTTAGATGATAATAAGCTCGCTATCTGGCCTAACAACGGCTCTCGCGGCGGAGCTATTCCGCTTATCAGCAAGGACACTGGGATGGAGAATTATCCATCCTTCACGAGCCAAGGCGTCGTTGTTTCTTCACTATTCAATCAGTCGGTCGGTTTCGGATCGAAGATACAAGTTAAGAGTGGAATTGTTGATGGCGCTAATGGGCAATGGATCGTCTATGCCTTGAATTATGAGCTTGATGCACGTCTTCCGAAGGGACGGTGGCACATGACGATGAGCGCTGCGCGTCCCGGCTTCGCGGTGGTAGCGTAATGTCTGACGTTAGCATGAATGGTTCAGATACCAGTGTCGATGGCTCCGGAGCCGTTGGTCAGCAGGGCTTGAATGATAGTGAGCATCCCTACAATACGGTCGATGCTTTTATTCAGCAGGCGTTAGGACGGATCGGAACGGTTAAGCTCGTCAAGATCAAAGGTGTAAGCGAAATTGGCGGATTGGGCCCGGTGGGTTTCGTTGATGTGCAGCCGCTTATCAATCTTGTTGATGGACTTCTCGGAAATTCGCAGCAGCATGGAACGATCTTTCATCTTCCCTACTTTCGTATTCAAGGCGGAAAGAATGCCATCATTGCTGATCCGGCTGTAGGGGATATTGGTTTCGCCGTGATATGCGATCGCGATATCTCATCCGCGAAGGAAAACAAGGACGTTTCTAATCCAGGATCATTTCGAAGGTTTGATCTTGCCGATGGCATCTATATCGGAGGAGTGTTAAATGATACTCCAGAACAATATGTCCAGTTTACTAGCACTGGCATTAAGATCGCCGACAAGAATGGCAACTCCATAACATCTAGTTCCGCTGGCTGGGATGTTGTTGGAGATTGGCTTGCTGCTGGAGCTGTCTATGCCGGCGTCGGAGGAGCCGATCAGATCGGACTTCAGACGCATCATCATATAGGAAGTAATCCACCAGTACCAGGATCATGAGTTCACTCCTTCTCGACGCTTTGTCTTGGGATTTGGTCGCTGACGCGTCCGGCAATATTGCCGTCGCTGACGATCCATATGCGACGGCGCAGGATGT